TTTTTTTTGAAACAAAATTAAGTTTTACAAGTCTATTAGATATGATAGTTTTAGAAGAATCATTATTTAATCAAACATTTTCTTGCACACCAAGACAAAGCGTTTTTGACACGATAAGAGTATTTAGCGAAGCTGAAAATACAAGCGTGGATATTACAGAATTTACTTCGGTGGGAGTTGGTTATTATTACGATGTTACAGCAATTTTTGATTTAAGAGAAAATTTTACTTATACGATTAAATTATTAAGTCAGGGAAATGTAGTTTTTTTTGACAAAATGTTTTGCACGAATCAAACGATTTCAGATTTTAGCGTAAATGATAATGAATACATACAAAGAGAATCAGCAAATAATTTCATAGTTATATGAGTGAATTAAATTCAAATATTAAAGTAATTGAACTTGCAAGTTACGAAGCTCCAAAGATTACAGAAGATAAAAAAAATGATTGGGTAACTTTTGGAGAAAGTAATTCGTATTTCCAATTTCTAATTGATAGATATAAAAATAGTACAACAAATAACGCTGTAATAAACAATATTACTAGATTGATTTACGGACGTGGTTTGAGTGCCTTAGATGCTTCGAGAAAGCCAAATGAATACGCTCAAATGATGAGTATATTCAATGCAAGTGAAATAAAAAAGATTGTAACAGATTTAAAGATTTTCGGACAATGTGCTATTCAGGTTTCTAAAAGTAAAGGGAAAGTTTTAAAAGCTTTTCACATTCCAGTACAATTATTAGCACCGCAAAAATGCGATAAAGACGGTAAAATAAATAATTACTTTTATTCAGATAATTGGGAAGATGTTAAAAATTTCCCGCCTAAATTAATCCCAGCGTTTGGAACTTCAAAAGAAGATATTGAAATACTTTACATAAAACCGTATGCGGTTGGCATGAAATATTTTTCTTATTGCGATTATCAAGGTTGTATTCCTTATGCAAAACTAGAAGAGGAAATTTCAGATTATTTGATTAATGAAGTTCAAAACGGATTTTCCGGAACTAAAGTAATTAATATAAATAGTGGATCTTATACTGAAGAGCAACAAGACGATTATTCAAGACAAATTTTAAGCAAAGTTACTGGATCAAAAGGTAAAAAAGTGATTGTTTCTTTTGTTAGGAATCAAGAACAAAAAACTACCATTGATGACGTTCCTTTAAACGATGCACCGCAACATTATCAGTATTTAAGTGATGAATGCAGAAACAAAATAATGGTAGGACATAACGTAACAAGTCCATTAATTTTTGGTATTACTTCAGCTAACGGATTTTCAAGCAATGCAGACGAATTAAAAAATAGCGTTGTTTTGTTTGATAATATGGTTATTCGACCAATTCAGGATTTATTGATTGAAGCTTTTGATCAGATTTTAGCTGTTAATCAAATTTCTTTAAAACTTTACTTTAGAACGTTGCAACCTTTGGAGTTTACAGATTTGGAAAACGCACAAAGTGCCGAACAAGTAGCTGAAGAAACGGGAACGGAATTAAGCAAAGTAAATAACGAACTTGAAAAAATTATTAACCAAGCTGAAGAACTTGAAGAGGGGTGGCAAATAGTTGATGAAAGAGATGTTGATATTGACTTAGAAGAAGAGTTAAACTTGCAACTTATAAACGCAGAATTAAAACTAAGCGACAAAGGAACGTTTTTAAGCAAGTTAGTTAATCTAGTTAGTACTGGAAGTCCTAAACCAAATTTAAAGAGCGTACAAGATAAAAAAGTAGGTGATTTAAAGTATTTCAAAGTTCGATATAGATACAACGGAAACAAAGCACCTGATAGGGATTTTTGTAAAGCAATGATGAGCGCAAGTACTAGACTATTCAGAAAAGAGGATATTGATGTAATGAGTTCTAAAGCAGTTAATCCTGGTTTTGGAGAAAACGGAGCGAATACATACGATATTTTTAGATTCAAAGGCGGTGCAAGATGCCATCATAAATGGTCCAGAGTTACAATGATGCTTGACCTAACAAAAATGGAAAAAGGTTACCAAGATATTGGAACTAGAAGTGCAGAGATTAAAGGATACAAAATAACAAATCCTTACGAAGTTTCTATTTATCCTAACAATTTACCTTTAAAAGGTTTTAGCCCAAAGAATAAAAATTTACCTAGCGACGTAAAATAATGGCAAAGATATTACTTATAGAACACACCGACATAGTAAAGTTTACAGCGATGAATGGAAACGTAGATACTGATAAATTTATACAGTACGCTTTGTATGCTCAAGATACGCACATTGAAACGTATTTAGGCACTCAATTATTAAAAAGAATACAAGAAGATATAGAAAATGATGCACTTGCAACTCCTTATTTGGAACTTCTTAACGACTATATTAAACCGATGCTTATACATTGGGCGTTTGCTGAATATTTACCTTTTTCCGCTTATACCATAGCTAACAAAGGGGTGTATAAACATACAAGCGAAAATGCTCAAAATGCTGAAAAGAATGAAATTGATTATTTGGCAAGTAAAGCAACTTCAATGGCTCAACATTACACTGATAGGTTTATTTCACACATGAATTTTTATTCTAGTTTATTTCCTGAATACGATACAAATTCAAACGGAGATGTTTATCCAAATTCAAACTCAAACTATTTAGGATGGATTCTGTAAAAAAACCAAAACAGTACAAGCCAAAAGCTGAAAATGTTAAAAAGCTGATTATTTACTTGAATAAGCAAAAGAAAAATGACTGAGTTTTACGATATAACTACAGATTTAAAAAACGCTTTAATCGCTTCGCCTTTTGTGAATACAGTTACAACGGGTGGGCTTGAAGATGTGGATTTAAATAAGAAAACTATTTTTCCACTTTCGCATATTATTGTAAATTCGGCAGTTCCTAAATCTCAAACAGTTTCTTTTAATATTTCCATTATAGCAATGGATATTGTAGATGAAAGCAAAGATTCAACAACGAATATATTTGTGGGAAATGACAATGAGCAGGACGTTTTAAATACACAATTTCAGGTTCTGAATAGATTATACCAACAAATGTTTCATGGGCAATTATTCAGCGACTTAATTCAAATAATTGGAGATCCTACATGCGAACCGTTTACTGATAGATTTGAAAATAAGTTAGCAGGTTGGACGATGACATTTGATGTGGAAATTCCAAACGAAATGACTATTTGTGGTGGTTCTATTCCTGCAGGAACTTGTTTAGATGCAACTGTAAAAAATTCAGATAACAGTTATACGGAATTAGTTGCAAGTGGTGGCACTTTGGTTTTACCTGATACAACATATAATTTTATTATAAACGGAGTTACAACTAGCGAAACAGTCCCTAGTTTAGCTGACAATACATTCAACATAATATGGCAATAATAGATATTAACATAGCTACTCCGACTTTGGACGAAGTTACAACAAGCGGAAACACAACTTCAAATGATATTAATTTTGATGCTACTAAAGGTATTTTATTTAGTAACGATTCAAGACTTAGAGAGGGAACAATAGACGCTCAAACTGGTGGAAGTAAAGGAATAGCGCAAATTTGTGCCGTTGGTTACGAATTAAAATGGGAAGCAGGAAGTCAGTATGTAATGGATGGAAATGGTGTTTTAGTACGTGAAGTAAACCATAAATTTAATATCGTTCCTGATGAATTTCAAGATTCTAGTTTAGGTTTTTATGTTGGTTCTAGATGGATATTAGACAACGGAGATATTTATGTTTGTACTGATAGCACTATTGATAATGCTGTTTGGGAAATAATGCCAAATGCTGATTGGAATGCAACAACTGGATCAACTGCAATAGCAAACAAACCTACTATTCCTACAATACCTACATTCACTCCGATGCCGTTTAAACAAAACGTAAATGTTACGCATACTGGAACTACTGCAAATACAATCGTTGCAAGTTATTTAATACCTACAGGAACTTTTGAGGCAAACGATTTTTTAAGATTTGTTATTCAGACTTCGCAAACAGTAAACACAAATGTTAAAACGTTACGAGTTTATACAAATACAAGCGTTTCATTAACTGGTGCGACATTGATAGCTACTAGATTATTAACTTCAGCAAGTGGAACGGCTTTGGGTAGGGATTTAGTTTTTAAGAATAGTTTAACATCTCAAGATATTTCATCTACAACAAATAATCATGGAGATAATGAAAATAATACAAACG